TCCTCTTATTATCATGGTAAATCAATGAATTTACCAGAAGTCGGAGAAACAGAAGTGTCTGAAGAAGGAATTGTAGAGGTTCCTCAGGAAATAGCAGAACAATTAGTTGCCAACGCAACAGATTGGGAATATACAGATGCTAAAGAGGAAGAAGAGGAAGAGGAAGAAACAGGAGGAGGCGCTGAAAATCCTGCCGGAGAGCAATCGGATGATGTTGAGCTGGATAAGTCTTTGCGAAAAGCACTAATTAAGAATTTCACTGGCGCAGATGCTGAGAAAGAATTAAAAACTTTAGCTCAGTCAAGCGGAGTTCCTAAATCAGTTATAGCTAAGGCTAAGGGCAAGTCTGATTTAATCGGTATGTTAATCAACAAATTAACCACTGAAGAAAAGACTTCTCTATTAGAGCAATACAATCAAAACTAAATAACCAATGCCTTCTATAACTTTCACCATCAAATACGCTAAGAATCAAGGCTTATCTATGAGTGTTAGTGAGTTGACCGAGCAGTATCTGTTCGGAATACCGCTTTGCACTAAGGATGGTAAGCAGATTAGTGAAAAAACCATTACTGAGAAGATAATAGCTGCTCAGTCTAGGATTGAGAACTATTTGATGGTGAAGTTAGATAGGCAAGTATTTAGTGAACAAAGAGATTTTATGAGGAACGACTACTACGCTTGGGGCTATTCTCAGGTTAGTTATCTTCTTGTAGAGCCTCTTAGCTTAACAGGTTGGATAAACTCAACAAAGCAAACAACATTCCCTCTAAATTGGATTTCTAGTGCTAAAACGTCTGAAGAACGTCATTATAATAGGACTTTACATATTGTACCAGGAGGTGATTCCTCTCCTACTACGAATTCTGTCGTCTTTTTAGGAATTGTCCCTAATTTAAACTATCTGGGTGCTCAAAGTATTCCGAACTATTGGTCGGTAGAGTATGTTACTGGATTTAAGAAAATACCAAGTGAGATTTTGCAAGCGATAGGTAAGATGGCGGCAATCGAGGTCTTAGCTATCGCTGGTGATTTAACCTTACATCCCGGCATCTCATCTACTTCTCTAAGTTTCGATGGACTTTCAGAGAGCCTATCCAGTACTAAATCAGGACAAACAAGTGCTTACTCAGCTAGGACTAAGCAATATGCTGATGATTTAGTTAGAGAATTAGCTGATTTAAAGAATTTTTACAAAGGTATGTTGTTTATGACTATGTAAATGGCTGAAAAGAACTCACATAAAAAACCAGTGACTTTTGAGACTCCACCAGAGTCTAATTCACAGAATATGTCTGCTTTCATAAGACAGGATTTCAATGATGCTATCTACAATAAAGGGTATGATGCATATTTGGAAAAAGCATTAAAGTGCGCCTGTGTTATAAAGGCTAATGGAGATGCTCTACCTAACTGTAAGAACTGCGGAGGTACTAAGTGGATTTTCGTCAATAAGAGATTGACTAAGATGGTGTCTATGTCTATGAATCGTCAGACTAAGTTTCTCAATTGGACTGAAGTAGATAGAGGAACCATCTCAATTTCAGTTAGAGACACTGACAAGTTAGGTTTTATGGATAGGGTGACTAATTTGAACCTTGTATCAACTTATGCCGAGACTGTACACATCAGGCTTATTGACAATAAATTGACTGCCTATACTATATATCCAATAGTTGTACCTACGGAGGTCTATCTGTTCGTAAAAGAAGACAAGCCATTGAAGCAATTACAGCTACTTGATGATTTTGAGATAGTGGATAATAGGATAATTCTAAATTACACTAAATATAAAAATTTAGATTTGAAAGAAATATCTGTTTCTGTTAGATATACTCACCATCCTCAGTATCATGTGGTGGATATAACTAGAGAAGCAGTAGCTAATCAGGGAGCGATGAAAGATTGCTCTAATCCTGATTGGGCTAAGGAATATGCTAATCTACCGATACATGGTGTAGCTAGGAAAGCGCACTATATATTTGATGAACCAAATAAGGACGGTGAAAGCCTGTTTGACAACACTTACATACCATCTAATACATTGACGATTTTAGCTGAAAGCTTGCCTTATTCGCTTGAATATTGGTTAGCCAGAAGTACGGGTGAGGATTTAGTACAAGCCCTCTTAAAAGAAGGGAATACAGACAAGATGAATTCTGTGAATTTACAACAGGTTTTAACTCATATAAAGGATGATTTAGAGAATAATTCACTTATTGTTTTAATTGACCCACTAAAATAACTAACATGTCTGAAACTGAAAATCTCATATCTATACAGATTGCTAACAGAGAGCAATCATGGTTCGATGCTAATCCTAATTATTTACTACTAAAGGGACAGAGTGTTGAGTTAGGTCAGACTGGTCTATACAAGACAGGGGATGGAACTACACTATTATCTAGTTTAAATTGGTTGGGAATTCAGCCTATTATAGACGCATCCTATAAATATTATGCTTTTTACAATTTTTCCTAAAAATAAATAACAATGTCAGCAAACACAACACCTATATTTGTTAAAAAACCTAATGATTCAGTTCCTGTATTTAGTGCAGCAGCTAATTTAGCTTCAGATGGCTCTGGGGCATTAATACCATTAGTAACAGGGGCAGTGGATGGCACTAGGGTTGATCAGGTCAACTTTAGGAATGCTCAAGTGACTCCTGCTGCCTCATCTGCTATGTTAGTAAAGGTATTTCTCAGCAATACCTCAGGCGCTAATAGTCAGTTAGTTGGTGAATTAAATCTTGCCGCAACTACTAGGAGTGGGACTTTGATTGGAGCAAATGGCTCAATAGTATTCTCCCCAGCTTTGATTCTAAGGTCTGGACAAGTCTTATCAGTTTGTCAATCCGTATATGCTGGCGTTCAAGATAGATTAGCCTTCTGGGCAATAGCTGGTGATTTCTAGTAAATGAGTACAATATTAAGTATATTAGATGGGATAGTGTCTGCTTGGCACTTTGAAGGCAATGGCACACCAACTGTAGGGTCAATTACATTAGTTCCTCAGGCTGCATTAGCATATGGTGCTGGTAAGTTCAATCAGGGGATTGTATGTAATGGGACTACTAATTCATTCATGCAACAGACTACGAATGGTAGTCCAGTTTCAGGCTCAGGCGATTTCACTGTCTCCTTTTATCTAAAAAGAGCATCTAACCCGCCAGCACCTGAAGGGTGTATTGGATTTGGAACTGACCCCAATACGGTATTCTTAGATTTTTGGGCTGATGGGAAGTTTTATTTCCATGTATATGGTGATTCTGGTTTTGTAATATCTAATTCAGTTGTTTGCGACGGTACTTGGCACTACATAACTTGTAGGAAGAGAAGTAATGTTTGGCAGATATTTGTAGATGGACTACCAGATGGAACCCCATTGTCTCAAGCATTCACTGTAGGTACAGGAAGAATCAGTGTGGGGAGCGTATATAGTGGTGGAGCAAGATTGAATGGGTCAATTGATGAATTGATATTTTGGAATAGAGGACTTAGTGATGGGGAAATATTAGCCACTTATTTAGCTGGTGAATATCCATATAAAAATAAAAACTTATTCTTCACTGGTGCTAATTCTAGTAATTTTGAGGATCCATTGAACTGGAGTCTAACAGATGGTGGGGCGTCAATAGGCATTGTACCATCTGGGCCAATGTGTGCGGTGTTCACTAATCTAAGTCCATCTTGTACGCTATCTTCAGATGTTAAAGTCAATTGTGTTTCTTTTAAGAACTATGACTCACCTAAAAATCTAACTCTTAATGGTGAGTTAACAATAGATAGATTAGGCTATAATGCTCTATACAACGAGGTTACAGATGTTTTTGACAATGTAGCTAATACAGGTGGTCAATTCTCGATATTAGGCTCCTCATACCTTAAGCTAACAAATAGTATATCAACAAATGAAAATTCAATAGATATACCTAATTTATATTCTCAGTCAACTAGCCTGACTAGTAATAATCCATCACTATTGATAAATGTTTATTCTCTTCTTAGGATAAAGACTAAGACGCAGATAGCATTATCAGTTACGTTGCGCAATAATTGTCAGGGGATAGGATATAGAGGTAGTAAGATCACAGGAACACTTACTTTATTGAATACATCTACAATGAAATTCATTAGAGATTTATTTTTTAGAAACACTGGAAATACTAATCTTAGCTTAGATACTAATTGGAGCCTAACAGATGGTGGCCCAGCAAATGCAACTACCCCAACTATAGAGGATGCAATCAATTTTACAGTAAATAGTGGAAACATGACTGTGGATATTGCCAATGTAACCTGTACAGCAATTATATTTAATGGATATGCTAATTCAATCACTTATAACAATAAGATTTCAATAGACGCTACCTATGTTGAAAATATTGATTTTGCTTTATTTACAGTAGGAGCAACAGCTGCATTAGGCTCTAATAAGGCTATAAGAATATTACCAATAGGAATAAATGTTAAGATAGCTGGAAGTCCAGTTACATCACTATCTCCAGATATTGAATTAGGAGCTAATACATATGCTTTCTACACATCTAATGTGTCCTTAGGTACTGCTGCCCTATTTACAAAAGTCATATTATTTGGGGATACCACAATTACAGCACCACTAGGTAGTAATGATTTTCTATCAACTCTAACATTAGATATATCTAGCTATACTGTAGTATTTAACACTAATTTAACACTAAATATACAATTCATATTAGGCTCAGGAAAAATGTTGCTGAATAATACGAATTTTGGATTTGCTGTCGGTGGTGGTGGCTTAGATTTTAGAGGTGCTTCAGTAATTGTGGTGGGTCAAATGAATTGCACTAGTAATCAATTTTTCTTAGGGGCTAATAGTGATTTTTCAAATATGATATTATCTATACCGACAGGTAGTCCAAATGTGTATGGTGCTGATAATTACATTGGAGAATATCTAGCAACCTCTACATTCTCACTTGTACTATCTGGTAATTTATATATCGGTAAATTAACAATGGTAGTTGCCACATTAGGCATAACCTCTAATCCGTTAAATACTTTTTCTTTATTCATTAGAGGAGATGTTGTTGCTGCTGGAGGTAATACACTTAATCCTAACAGTTGTTCATTGGTTTTTATAGGTACAGGTGTAATTCCATCGATAATACTAAGTGGAACAGCTGGGAAATACATTTTCGAATTAGGAAGTCAGTATGAAATAAAAACATCTGTGATTATTTCTCCAGATTCAGCAAGCTCAATAATATTAAAAACCCCAGTAAAAACAGTAAAGGGGTTTGTTATTTTTTTAAATAGTTCCTGTACTATCTTAGGCGCTAAATACATTAAGGCATCATATGTTAGACTTCTTCAGAACGCTACATTTGTAATGGATGGTTTCTTCACATCAACCCATCAAATGCCTTGTTTATGCTTTAGTAGCTCAGCAACTGTTAGATATAACATAACTTATATCGGTAAAAGCACCTTCTTCTCATCGGAAACAAACATAGTGGGAGCTAATATATCTCCTGCTGGTAGTATTTGCATGTCTTCATTTGGACTATATCAAAGAAAGATACCTACTCTAACTCAGCCAGTAGTTGGAGTAGTGCAACGACCACAACTCACATCAATAGGTCTATTAATTGGGAATGTAGGATTAGAAGGGGTGCCATCGGCTAGATTAGATGAATCTACTAACGGTATCTCAAGCGCAAGTTTCTCTGGTATTCCACAATAAATATTAAATCAAATGAAGGCAAGTCTATCTCAGTCAAGAATCCAGATTAATGGATTAGGTGTTAACTTAGGAAAATCTATTAGTATAGTTGCTTATAAGAGCGTATTAGGTGTACAAGACTCAATATCTGATACTGACTTTGACTTGAATACTAAGTATGTATTGATGAGTTTTCAATTCAATACAACATATAAGCTATCTCCTGTTAGTTTTTCATTGAGACAGGGATTTCAATATTCACTACAACAAATTTCAAATGTAGTAGTGAATATGGGATTTGAAGCATTTGTGGCTGATGGTGTAGATAATACAATTTATAAATTCACTCCTAATCCAGTTCTTCAGGGCTGGTATGATTCTTTAATTGTAAAACCTAGTGCAGGTCTATGGACTGATTTAAAGAATATGACTGATGGTATGAGTAACGATGGTGATTGGAATGAAATGGATTTAATTTCTGTTCATGCTGCATTAGAAACTAATGAACAACGTCTTCGTCCATTTAAAAATACTGCTGGAGTTGACTATTCAATAGTAGGTACACCAGTTATTGATTCAGAAGGGTTTTTAAATGATTTTAGTGGTAGTGGTGTTAATTGCATAAAAACTGGCTGGAAATCAGCTATACATGGGGTGAAGTTTAAGTTGAATGATGCTTATATAGGTATTTATGGAGATACTGTTGCTTCTTCAACATCTTCTGCGTTCAATACAATAGGCTGTGTAGATAATAATGGAGGCACTCTTCTTACTGTATTTTCCACAACCACTAATGTTACAATATCGGGAACTAACATTTACTTAAATTCAAATAATGGGCTTACAGGCAATCTTTCAAAAGGTGGTTTGGCTAATTTAGCTAAACGATACTATGCTTCAAATGCTAGAACATCATCAGTAAATTGTAATAAATTTATTAATGGGAATACACAAACAACAACTCAAAACTCTAATGCATTGACCAATGAAGAACTTATAATATTAGGTTATATGGATATTGGAAGTGTTCCAACCACTGACACTACTCATAAATCAAGAGCACTCATAGTTGGCTCTTCTAATATATCTTCTCCTAGAGTTTCCGCTAGACTAAACACATTCTTTTCAGCAAGAGGTCTAACAATATCTAATTATTAAACAATATGAATACAGAAATAATAGTATATGTTGGAATTGCAGCAGCATTAGTAATTATTACACACTTACTATCAGCAATAAAGAGTGGTTGTTTCTATGCTGCTAAGAGAAGAGATGAAAATAATCCACTCAAGCCATACATTGATAATCTTCACCGTGTTCAAACTCCATTCTGGTATAGCCTCTTTGGCTCATTATTTTTTATGCTTTTGGCAATATACCGTTTACTTCATCCTCAGGATGACAACTGGGGCATAATAAAGGGAATAGGGGCATGTTTTTCTGCTTCTTATGCTGCTTCGGCTTTCTGCGGTACATTTTACCAAGGAGCAATCAATCAAGGCTCAGGACTGCCTTATATTGACCCGAATGAGAAATCTAAATTTGAATTCATCATTGGTAATTTTAGTGTATGGATTCCTAAGTTCTGGCACGGGAAGAACAGGGTTTGGATTTCTGTCTTAGGATTTATCTTCCTAATCTTGTCATTAGCATATATACTTAGCTGATTTATTCAGTTATAAAACAATATGAGGGTTGATGTTAAGCCATATTCTTTAGATTATTGGATAGCTAGGTCAACAAGTCAAGACATCATAAAGTCAATCTTCAAGCAGGATGACTTGAGAAAGATGACTTATGTTCTTGGGTATCTTAGTGAGTCTAATGTTAAGATTGGTGGAACTAGTGTTTCTGGAGAGTTTATGGGAGATATAAGCGTTGATGATTCAACTGCCTTAGTAACATTCTCCTTACCAGAAACAGATAAGTGGTTCCCATATTCACTTGACTACTGGATAAAGAACACCTCAGCAGAGGACTTAGTACAGTCAATTCTCTCAGTTCATAATCAGGAGAGGATAAACGAAATACTAGGGTTCTGGGGATTAGATAAAAATGAAGTAGTGACAATAGTGCCAATTAGTGCTCCTCAAAAGGGAAATTTAGTGATACAGGAATTTTAGAAACAAACAAATAAATAAGCTATGGAAAAAATAAATGCTAACAGCCAATCAGATGCTGGGATTCAACGTAAATCAGACAACTGTGAATCAGTTTCAATGAAAGGTCACTATACTGTAGAGTGTCGTGATAAAGATGGAAAGCTAAAGTGGGCTGATATCGTAGAGAATTTAGTAACTACAGTTGGTAAAAACTCACTATTAGATAACTTCTTAGCTGGTTCTGCCTACACTGTAACTGGCCCATTTATGGGATTGATTAGCTCTGTTAGTTATTCAACAATAGTAGTTGGCGATACAATGGCTTCACATGCTGGCTGGACAGAGGCTGGCGCTACAAATGCTCCAACATACACTGGTCCAAGAAAAACAGCCGCATGGAGTGCTGCTTCTGGTGGCAGTAAAGCCTTATCGGCGAATTTAACATTTGCCATTACTGGCTCCGGTACTATAAAAGGATGCTTTTTAGTATTAGGTTCTGGTGCTGTATCTACGATTGATAACACTTCAGGAACTCTTTATTCAGCTGGCCTGTTTACAGGTGGCGATAAGGTTGTTGCAAGTAGTGATACTTTGTCTGTTTCTTACACAGCATCAGCATAATAAATGGACGCACACAAGAACTTTGCCATTAGCTTAATTGCTTCTGCCCCCTCTCCAGCTACAAGCGGTACTTCAATCACTGTAACCACTGGAGAAGGGGTCAATTTTCCTGCTGTGCCATTTAACGCTGTGATTTGGCCGACGGGTGTGAATCCAACTAATTCTAATGCTGAAATTGTAAGAGTCATAGCTATAGCTACGGATGTATTTACAATCATTAGAACTCAGGAGAATACGTCAGCGAGGTCTGTAGTTGTAGGTGATCAAATATCTGCTTCCATTACAGCTAAGACATTGAATGATGTGGAAGGCATAAGAAATACAGAAGGAGATATAGTGATAGGTGCTAATAGGGCTATGATTGTGGTAGCACCATTTCAAATAGATACTCCAGACGTAGTGGAAGTGTTAGCTGGTGGGTGTTTAGTAATAATTTAAAATTTTAGTTATGAGTTTCAAAGTAGGTAAAGAAGCAAATCCAGCAAATCCAGGCACCAATAAAGGTGAGTTTTTCCTGTCTTCTGTAACAGGCAAACCATCTATGATTTTAGAGGACGGTAGAATCATTGTTTTTTCTAACGACGGTCTAAGCGATAGGAACATATTGACGAACGGAGGCTTTAATGTCCAACAGAGAGTTGCTGTGGCTTCTACTGCTATTGCTGGTATTTCAACCACTACTCGTGCTGGGCAAGTAGCGGATAGATGGGCAGTCACCGCCTCTGTAGCTTCCAACATAAATTGGCAACAGGTAGATACTTCAGCAGCACCAGAGACAGGGCTTTTGGCTCGTTTTTATGGTTCAATGATAGCTTCTACAGCTGGTAAGAAAATGATGATAAGTCAATTTATTATCAATGCTGAGATGACGCACCTAAGAGGCACACAAGTTAGGGTATCCGTAAAAACAAACATAAAGGTGGGAAATGCACAAACCCTAAAATTAGGGTTACTTCAATTAAATTCTTCTGGAACTGTAGATACCTGTCCAGCATTTTTATCTGGAGCATGGTCAACATCTAATGGAACAGACCCAGCTTGGGGAACCAATCTAGCTGCCATCACTCCGGATGCCGTAACAGGTGAGAATGGAACAGTTTCTGGCTCATATTTGAATATTTCCGCTCAACAAACTACTTGGATTAGAAGTTCCGCTGTATTTACAGTTCCATCTAATGCGAGAAACTTATGTGTTGTCTTATTTAGTGATGCTACTAGTGGAACAACAGATAACATTTCAGTTGCTGAGTTTCAACTAACACAGGGAGCTGAAATAGTAGAGTATGTAGAGCCTCCTTTAGCAGAAACAGTTCTACGCTGCCAAAGATTCTTTTGTAAGTCTTTTCCCTTAAACACAGCTCCAGCATCAGCATTAGTTGTAGGTGCTGCTGGTAATGCAGAAACAGGATTTGTCGGTAGAGCAGGTGCAGTAGCTTTAGCCTCTTTTATTCAAGTACGTTTCCCTATTAGAATGTGGAAAATACCTACAACGGTGACATTATTTGCCCCAGTAGGGGCTGGCGCAGTACCGTATAGAATAACAGGAACTACCCCAGCTGTACAGACAGCTGCTGCTCAGACAGGCGTTATGGATTATGGATTAGTAGTATCTTCTACAGGTGATGCCGCTGGAGTTGTTGGAGATATGGTTGGTGTTCACTATACAGCAGACGCAGAATTCAACACTTAGTCCCTTTAGATAATGTTTGGAGGTAATTATTTTGGCAAAGTATATTTTGGCGAGCCTTACCAAACATTAGGAAGCGCACCGTCATCAATCATTGAATCTACATCAGTTTCTGATTCTATTGATGGTTTAATAACACTACAGAGTTCAATAGCCGAATCCGTATCTTCTTCAGACTCATGCAGCTGTTCGGTTGTTTTCTCATCTAATGTATCCGAGCCAGTAACTGCTAATGATAGTAGTGATAGGACTTTATTACATTCTTCTACTATAACAGAGGCGATAACTGCCTCAGAGTCTAGCAATAGACTATATTCAACTTCAGCTAGTCAAGTAGATTCTCTATCTACAAATGACTCAATAGATAGATTATTTAGTACTTCAGCTAGTCAAACAGACGCACTATCTTCTTTAGATTCAACCTCAGCATCTAATTCTACTAATTCATCTATAGTTGAATCAGTGTCTTCTTCTGATGTTTCAGACAGGAGTCTATTATTAAGTTCATCCATAGTAGAGCTAGTTAGTATTTCAGACAGTCAAAATGCCAATGTTGTCTTTAATTCTAGTATTACAGAACCAGTAACTGCTTCACATAGTAATAACGGCACTTATATTGGAATTGGATCAATTACCGAGCCTATTAGTGCTTCTGATAGTGAAAATAGATTAAATACAACATTAGCAACAGTTTCAGAAGCAGCAAGTTTATCAGACACTATTAACTCCAGTCTTGCAGCAAATTCAAGCATTACAGAGTCATTATCTGCTTCTGAATCTAGCAATAGAAGTTTAGTATTGTTCTCCTCCATTACAGAGTCTATATCCTTATCAGAAATAACTGATGGGGCTTCTATAAACTTAGGTAGTCAGGTTGAATCTATATCTGCGAACACGACTCAATCTGCTATATTATCAGCAAACTCTACAATAACTGAATCTCAATCTGCTAATGATACTATAAATTCTAGTAATTTAGCATTAGCAACTTTAAATGAATCTGTAAGCACTACAGATTTTGAACTTTCTATGGCCTCTTTTAGTGCAAGTGTACTTGAAAACATTACGACAAATGCTACATCTGACGGTAGCTCATCAGGTATTATCAATGAATCTATATCCGCTAGCGATAGTCAAAACGCTGGTGTTATAATCAATGCTATCGCTATTGAGGCAGTAACTGCTTCTGAGATTAGCGATAGACAGCTTAGTTTACAATCTTCAATAATAGAATTAGTAGCAACTACAGACACAATAGGTGTTGCTTTAGCTGCTTTAGCGAATCAGGTTGAATCTGTTAATTTGTTTGCTTTCGTCAATGCTACTAGTACAATATCTCAATTAAAAAGATTTGATGGGAAGAGATACACTAGGGAAGACCTAACAAAATACACAAAGAGAACCATAAGATATTGGGACGGTACACATTGGAGTAATTTAGTATAAATGAAAGGTCACATTAAGTTAGATATGTCAGAAGTCATAGAAGAGTTCTCTATGTCTAAGAAAACAGGCGAGAAACTTTGTAAGACTATACTATCAGCCGTCTCTCAGGAGATAGCCAATAATTGGCGCAAGGCTGCTTCCCAATCTCTTAAATCAACTCGTTCAGACTATATTAGAGGTATAGTGGTTATTGAAGAAGGAAGACTGACTAACTCTATAATTCTCAAGGGAGAATTCAACAATAAGCTTGAAAGTGGCGCTCCTCCATATGATATGAAGCAATACTTCATGAAGTCTAAGAAAGTCAAGCACAATAAGAAGGGTCAATGGTATTTAAACATCCCTTTCAGATTAGGTGCTGAAGGCTCATTGGGAGAAAATGCTGCCTTCTCTTCTGTAATGCCTAAAGAAGTATATGATGTAGCTAAAGACCTAAAGCCGACTAAGACTTTCTTAGGGTTTAAGGTATCTGGTGGTAATAGCATGACCAAAGACCAGATACCAGCTAAGTTTAGAGAAGTTATAACAAGGAAAGATAGGGATGGTTTCGGAGACTACACTCATAAACACTCAATCTACGAAGGCATGATTCGGACAGAAAAGATAAATGTAGTTGGAGGTAGGAGTAGTCAATATACAGTTATAAGAACAGCTAGTGCTAACAGCGATCCATCTTCATGGATACATCCTGGATTTAAGGCATTAAACTTAGCGGATAAGGCACAAACAATGACTGATTTAGACGTTTTAGTCAATAATATAACAGATAAATTCATAGCAAATATGTAATCATGGCAGAAGAACTAAAGAGTGGAACGGCAATACTAATACCTGAAGTAGAGATTTACGAGACTTTGAATAACATATTAGATTATGTTAGACAAGAGTATGCTCAGGCGAAAGACAAGAAGGAAACATTTCTTTGGTTCGTGTTCGGAATTAGAGAAGATGGTAGACCATTACAACTAGGAAAACTAAACTTCTTTGACCAAGCTGTAGATATATTCATAAACGGAGGGGTAGAGAAAAAGAGAAAAGTTGAGGTTAGTGTAGGATATAATTCAGCCAGAATGGGACTACCGACTCTACATATTGTTATGCCAGCTGAATCTGCTAAAAATGCTGGAATAGGGGATAACAGAGGATACATGGAAAATGTGGATGACTCTGTTAAGGGGATTTCATATGACGTAGTAACAGCAGATGCCTCGGTGGTGTATAGCATAATCTTAACTTCTGATAATGTTAATGAGTCACTAATATTGTACAACTTCTTAAAAGCAGCCTTTCTTGGTTTTAAGCTACAATTAGAGCTAAGAGGCTTTCAGAATGTAAGGTCTGGTGGTACGGATTTAAGTTTAAGTGATGATTTAGTGCCAGTTGGTATTTATCATAGAAGTTTTAATCTTAATTTTGATTATGACTACAGTACCATAGATGTATTTGGAGAAAGATATGCGAAAACATTTTCTTTTGAGATTAAACCAGTTGAAAAGACAACATAAGAATCACTCAGTTATAAATTCTATAAATAAAACAACAGCAATGGCAAAAGAAGAGCCTAAATCAGCGAAAAATGAAGACAAAATCACTCTTGTCAGTTTCTGTGATATCTATGGAGTAAATGATGTAGATAGAAATGCTGTATTCATGAAATATGGTAAACTCACTGAAAACTCTACAGAAGATTGGGTGATGGAATTAAAATCTAAAATTACACTAAAAAGCGATAAATAATGAAAGTTATAATCTTTGATGGAAAACAGATCATTGAGCCAGGAGCCTACTCAAGAGTAGTAGGTGGCGAGACAGATGCCCCTGAGGGTGTTACTTCTGGCAATGTAGTATTAATAGACACTGGTTCTATGGCTGGTTATGGATACGGTTCCGGAATCACTGGCTCTCAGAAAAGCGGTGCTAACTCTATATATGAATTCTCTAAGTTAGAAGATTTCAAATTAGCGGTTGGTGGTAGTCTTATTTGGGATGTGGCTAATTGGTTATGGAAGCCATCTAAGTCGCTAAGCACTCAAGGTATTCAAAAGCTATTTCTAGTACACGCTAGAACTACAACTAAGGCTTCATTGTCTGTAAATATAGTTGGAGGTGGCACTAAGGCAAGTGGTAATATAGTATTTGCAGCCTTACCATTAGATGCAGCTACTGCAACCATGAATGGCGTGGTATTTACGTTTAAAAATACTCCCACATTAGCTACACATATTCAGATTGCAGCATCGGTGAAAGAAACAATGGTTAATTTCGCTACTGTTTTAAATGCATCAAGTAACGTATTACTAACTGTAGCTAGCTATACGGCTGGTGTAGACAGAATAAACGTTTCATATAAGACAGTTGGTGTGGCTGGTAATGCCTATACTTTAGTTGCCTCAGTGGCTACCCCATCTGGAGCTACATTAGCTGGTGGTGTCAATGGTACTAATACTAATGGTGGCACTATTGCTATTGATGCTGTAGTAGAGGGTGTTGGAGCAAATGGGGCAATTGACCCTACCTCAACTGACTTATACAATGGGTTCGCAATGAAACTTGTTGCCGGAACTGTCGATACAGCTAAATTTGTAGCTGAGTTTTACAGAGGAACATACAGGGGGTTAGATTGGAATAGCGTTGCCTTTGATAATATTTCAAGGGACTTAGTTAAGCCTATTTTAATTGCTAAATCTATTGAATTCTCTAACTTAACAGAATTATTTGCTTGGGCTGATGAGGATACTACATTTAACTCTTGGTTCACTAGAGATAAGATAGCTTCGACTGTAAATGGAACTGGTGCTTTAGTAGTTGGTGACTTAACCACCTTCTC